CTCTCCCTATTCTCAACACTTGGCGGCCTGTTAATCTCTGGCCTGCCCAAACTACTGGACTATTTCCAGAACAAGGCCGACCAAAAACACGAGCTGGCCTTGGCCCACGTTCAGACTGAGCGCGAGTTACAAATGGCCGCGCAGGGGTTTGCGGCGCAACAGCGCGTTGAAGAGATCCGCACCGACCAGATCGCCATGGAGACTGACGCGCAGATGACCGTGGCGGCCTATGACCACGACAAGAAGGTCTTGGAAAAAGCCAGCACGTGGGTGGCCAACTTTGTGGGCACCGTGCGCCCCATGGTGACATACATCTTTGTGCTTGAGCTGTGTGCCATCAACGCGTGGATCGCGTACTACGTGTACAGCCGCCCCAGTCTGGTGTCTAACATGGACGACCTGATTCGCTTGTCTGACATCATTTTCTCAAGCGACGAGATGGCCATGCTAGGCGGCATTATTGGCTTCTGGTTTGGATCACGTAGCTGGGCTAAGAAATGAAACTGAGCGAGACTGGCGCTAACCTGATGCACCAGTACGAGGGCTACAGGAACAAACCGTACCTGTGCCCCGCCCACATTCACACGATTGGTTACGGGCACGTACTCTATCAGGAGCAGATTAGGCTTCCCATGGTGCGCAAAGAGGGGTATACTGGCATGATCCGCAGTGAGTATCCACTGCGTGCGGAGGATAACCGTGTCTGGTCAAAAGATGAAACCAACAAACTATTCGAGGATGACGTCGCAAATTTTGAACGCGGTGTTCTTAGACTTGCTCCCACTGTACTTGGTCGTCAAGGGGCTTTCGACGCGTGCGTCAGCTTTGCCTTTAATGCCGGACTGGGCAATTTTCAGCGCTCTACTATTCGGATGAAGACCAACCGGCAGGACTGGGAGGGCGCCGCAGAGGCGTTCATGCAGTGGACCAAGGGCGGCGGCAGGGAGCTTGCCGGCCTTGTAAAGAGGCGAAAAGCTGAAAAAGCACTCTTTTTATCTTAGGGCGAAAACACCCGTTTTGATGGGTAATTACATATAGGAGCGTAACACTATGGCACGAGAACACGACAAACCGATTGCCCGTAAAACCACGGGCAAAGACAAGACGTACAACCCCACCGACAAGGGTGCGGGCATGACGGCTAAAGGTCGCGCCGAGTACAACGCCAAGAATAATTCAAACTTGAAACCCCCTGCACCCAACCCCAAGACCAAGGCGGATGCAGGACGTAAGGCAAGTTTTTGTGCGCGCATGGAGGGTGTGGTTGCTAAAGCCAAGGGTCCAGCAGAGCGTGCAAAGGCATCACTCAAGAGCTGGAACTGCTAATGAAACCCGGACTATATGCCAACATTCACGCAAAACAAGAGCGTGTGAAAAAACAGAAAGCCGAAGGGCGTCCTGTTGAGACAATGAGAAAACCCGGCACCAAGGGTGCGCCAACAGCGCAGGCTTTTAGAGATTCTGCAAAAACAAAGAGGAAATAAGATGGTTTCTAAATACACACCACGCATTGACCACTCCAAGAAGAACTACGAGTCCGAAGGCGCAGACATGGCAAAAGACAAGAAGGTCGTTAAAAAGGCGTTCAAGATGCACGACGAGCAGGCCCACGGCGGCGAGAAGACAGACATGTCCAAGCTCAAAAAGGGTGGCCGTGCCAAGAAGGCCAAGGGCACCGTGCGTAGCTACATGGGCGGCGGTAAGTGCTAAACAATGGCAAGCAACTACAGTAACACCTCTAACACAACTGGTCAAACCACGATAACGGTTGACCAGTTGATCTCGTTTGCCTACAAGGAAGCGGGCAAACTGTCAGAGGAGTTGACACCGGAGTACATCAACGCGGCCCGTCAGGCGCTGTGGTACATCCTGATCAACCTGTCAAACCGCGGCGTGAACCTGTGGTTGCTTGAGTACATCGTGTTTGGCAGTTTGGCGCAGACCCGAGAGTACACCATGCCCGTGGGCACAGTGGACGTGCGCGAGGCCAACTACCGCCTCATGACGCGGCCCAGCACCACAACAGACAACGTGTACGGCGCGTTCAATACGACGTCCACAGAGATTGACTACAGCATCGCGGCAGGCGCCTCTGCACACGCCTACTTTGAAGACGGCTACCGTTTCCTCAGTGCCGGCTTCCTGTCCGCAAACAACAACATCACGCTGAACGTCGAGTACAGCTACGACGACATCACGTGGGTGCCAATCACCACCGTCACCAACGGCGTGATCAACGGGTGGGGCTACTCACAGATTGACGGCTCCCCTCTGGCCGAGTACTGGCGCTTTCGTAACGCGTCTACCAGCACCGTGACGGTTAAGGCACTGTCACTGGCCTCGGTACAGCAAGACGTGCCTATCGCGCGCCTGAACCGCAACGACTACTACAGCCTGCCAAACAAAGACTTCTTGGGCCAGCGCTCACTGCAGTTCTGGTTTAACCGTCAGGTCACCCCGGTTGCCAACATGTGGCCGGTGCCTCAGGACGCGTTCCAAGCGTTCCAGTTTGTTATTGAGATGCAACCCCAAGACGTGGGTCGCCTGACAAACGAGATCGCCATTCCAGACCGTTGGGTGCCTGCTATTCAAGGCCAACTGTCACACCGCCTGTCCAAGCTGTTGCCGGGCGTTGACCCCGCACGAATTCAGATGCTCAAGCAAGACGCCGCGGAGGCCACGCTTGCCGCTGAAGAAGAGGACCGCGACAAGTCCCCGATCTATTTCAGGCCTAACATTAGCTACTACACCAAATAAATATGGCACAAGCAGGCTTTACCCCCATTCAACTGTACTACTCCAGTACAGCCACAAACTTGCCCATAGCGGGCAACTTGATTGCAGGTGAGTTGGCGCTTAACACCGCCGACATGAAGCTGTACGCCAAGAACAGCGCGGGTGTTGTGACACTGCTGGCCTCTTCTGCGTCGTCCTCTGCCACCGTGTCTAGTGTGGCCGTGTCGGGCGGCACAACGGGTTTAACGACCTCTGGCGGCCCTATCACCACGTCGGGCACCATTACCCTTGCCGGCACGCTTGCCGTGACAAACGGCGGCACTGGCGTTGGCACGCTGACAGGTATTGTCAAGGGCAACGGCACGTCGGTGTTCACAGCCGCGGTGGCCGGCACTGACTTTGCGGCTCCTACTTCTGGTACAACGCTGTTGTTCGGTAACGGCGCGGGCGGTTTCAGCAACGTGGCGGCCCCCATAACAGGCTACGTGCTGGGCTGGACTGGCTCGGCATACAACTGGGTGGTTGCACCAGCGGCCATCACGGCGGCGGACCTAGCGGGCGGTGCGGGTGGCGGACAGATTGTTTACCAAGCCGGCACAGACGACACACAGTTTGTCACAGCAGGTGTTGCGGGTCAACTGTTAACCTCAAACGGCACCGGCGTGCCTTATTGGTCAAATTTACCAGTTACAGGCCCTACTACCGCCAAAACATATTATATGGCCCAATTCTAAGGAAAGATCATGGCATCAGGAACACTAGGTCAAGGTTTAGCAACCACATCAGCCGCATCGTATTACACGGTAGCGGCAACTCCGAGCGTCTTTAATGTGGCGCTTACAAACATCACTGGGTTTCCTGTTTCAGTAAACTTGTCAATTTCAGCATCTGCTACAGTGCCTACAACAAGTGAATATTTGGAGTTCCAAACAGTTATTCCACCCAACAGCGTGTTAGAGCGCGGTGGTATTGTTGCAACAACAGGCAAGTTTGTGGTTGTCTCTGCTAGTACAGCAAGCGCAATCAGTATTAACGTCTACGGATACGAGGGTTAAAAATGTCACGTTCAATTCAACAATTCCCCGCTAATTCTTCTTCAACAAGCGTTGTTTCAGTAGCGACTAACACGGGATTTGCCGCTGGTGACTTGGTTTATTACCAGAACGGCGACTACAAGGGTGCGCCCAATTTAACCCTGCCAAGCTCCGCAAATTTTCCAGCGGTGCAAACCTTACCTACAAAGCCTAACGACTGGATTTACAGCACCAATGCGCCGGGACAAGGTACCGGCGTTTATGGCGGTTCTGTCAACAGAGGCGCGGCGGTGTTAAGCAATGGAAATATGGTTCAAGCTTTTATGACCAATAGCTCAATCAACGGGCAGGTCTATTTTAAAATTATTGATGTAAACAACAACACTGTTGTTATACCTACTCAAATTTCTAGTGGTTTAACTAATACTAATTGTTCAAATGTTGGCGTTTTGGCGTTAACAAGTGGTAACTTTGTTGTGTACTGGGTTAATAGTGCTGGTGGTAGTATAAACAGAATGTGTTACGCCATTTTCACAAATGCTGGTGCGTCAGTGGTTGCGGCAACGCAAGACACAACTTTAGATTTTGCTAATAGTACGCTGGGTATTAACGGCGTAGCTCTTCCAAACGGTGGTTGGGTTTTAGCTGGGGGAAATTCAGGAAGCAATCAAATAATTCATAGGGGTTACACGCTAGCTGGCTCGGTGGTGACTCCGACATATTCCGCAACTACTGTGGGTGCTATAAATACATCACAAGCCGCGTTTGGTATGGCGGCTAGAAGTGATAGTTCGTTTATTATTTTTATGCCCAGCACAAGTAATACGTACAATTATTACTTGTATACCGCTGTTGGAGTGGCAATTACCAACAACACTATTTCTGTTTCTTCGGTTGGCCCAGCGTGTGATGTTTCCGTATTATCAAACGGAACAACTTTTGTCCTTGCGTATAAAGGCAATGACCCAGTTGGTAGCAATCAGACTCTTGCCTTTAGGTTTCTTCCAACAGGAAACGTTATAAGTTCACAATTTATAATACCGTCGTCAAATATTAACGGCAATCAAGCAAATACGACCACAGCGCCCATAAACGTACTTGGACTAAGTAACGGTAATTTTATATGCACCTTTGGGGACGGTGTCTCTACTCCTCTTAGCGGGTTAAACTACGCAGTGTTTAATTCATCGGGTACGGCGGTAATAGCCACCAATTCAAATGGAGTAATCCCCATCCCATTGAATTCAGTACAGATGAGGCCACAGGTGTGTTTAACTTTGTTAGAAACATCAACAGCCATTTGTGTTTATTTTTCCGGATCAAAGCAGAGGGATAGTCTTCTTGTAGCTTCATCACACTACTTTAAGTTAGATAAAACTACGTACACGCTTTTAACGACAAACGGAGTATCTGCAACCGTTGGAACATCAACGTCAGCCGCCTCTGGTTTGGGGTATGGAAGAACTACACCCACTGCGGTTGCTGTGTCAGCGGCGGCATCAGGTACGGCATCTGTTCAGACTTCTACGTCTTACACACTGCCCCCTTCAATTCTTTACAGTAGTACAATTAGCTCAAACTCAGCGGCGACTCTGCCCAATGGTAATTTTCTGATTGCATACAAAGACTACACCACATACGTAGTGTATGTTTCTGTGTTTTCACCTTTTGGTGTTCTGTTACAAACAATAACTGTTGGTACAGGTTTTGCAAGTACTGATACGGGTCAAATTTCCGTATGCGCTTTATCATCTGGCAAGTTTGTTGTTTCTTATTGCGGCTCCGCCAGTGGGGCAACACTTATCAACGCAATGTATTCCAGCTCCTATGTATTTATAAACACGTCTACTTGGACTAATTTATATAACCCCGTAGGCGCTCTTAATAATATTTCATCTGCGGGCTTGTCTAATGATCGTTTTGTTGTAGTAGCTGTAAACAACTCAAGTGATAATAGTTATCAGGTTTGGAATAGTTCAAACGTATCAATTGATTCAAACACTATTGTTAGCGGGGCTTCTTCGGGTCTGTCTGTAACCGCTAATGATTGGGGTGGGTTTTACGTTCAGTTGTATGTTACGTCAAGCACTGCAAT